ATATGTATTTTTCATTTCTAAAATAGCTTCTTCATCACTTATCATATCACTATTAAAAACGTATCCTCTTCCTATTCTATTCTGTAATTGTATTTCCCAAGTCCATCCATATTTTCTAGCAGTAGAATTTGTATAGTTTTTTATTGTTTCATTTTCGTAAACATTTCTAGGAAAAGTAATAGCTCTATTTACCAAAAGATTATCTTTATAAGAAACAAAATTAGTATCTAATTCATTAATTAACACTCTATTAAATCCTGTGCAATCAATAAAAAAATCAGCTTTTATTTCTTCACCATCTTTTAGTTTTAAAGATTCTATTTCTCCATTTTCTTTTAGAGTTACTTTTTCAACTGTAGATTCTATTCTTTTTACTCTATTTGTATTTAAACATTTTTTTTTTAAATATTGTCCTGTTTTAAAAGCATCTAAATGGTATGCTATATCATAGTTATGCAGTCCATCATTATATAATTTATTTTCTATCATTAAACGATTTTGTAAGGGTAATATATGTGGTAAATTATTAGCTACGTGTAATATTCTAATATAATCATAGTCTGTTGAAGGATATGTAGTAGGATTATTAAAAGATGACCCCAAAGGACTTATAAAAGATTTTCCTATATCATACCAATCTGCGTGTCTAATACCATATTTAAATGTTGATCCTGTTTCTTTTAAAAATTCTTTTTCATCTTTTAAGTGTTCGTGAAAGTTTATAACGTCCCACATAAGGCCTGTAGTGCTTTCACCTACGCCTATTGTTGGAATGTCTTTTGATTCTATGCAGATAATTTCTATATTTTTTGATTGATGTATTTTAAATAACAAACAACTAATGGTTAACCAAGCTGACGTTCCTCCACCAACTATAACTATTTTTTTAATTTTCTTCATTATAAATATATTGTTCTAAAAAACTTAAATATGTTTGTTTATTTTTACAAATCTTTTCCCATTTTTCTTTATTGGAGTTCATTAAGTTTATTGAATCTTTATATTCATTATTTAATTTTACTTTAAGGTTGTCATCAAAAGAATAATATATTTCGCTTATTTCGTCCATAGGCAAGTAATTCATACCTGTGGAAATACAGTGCAATCCTCCTATAGAATCAAAAGAATTTCTATGGTATCTTCTCATAGAGGCATATAAAAATCCTATTAATATTGGATTATTTAATTCTACTAAATCTTTAGAAAATTGTTTTTTGTTTATATCTTGCCAATATTTTGTATCTGTTCTATGTGAAAGAGCATAATGTAAAGAAACAAATTCAGCAGCATTTCTAAATATATATTTGCATATTGAGGTAAAATTATCTCTATCAAATTGACTAACTACTATTTCATTCTTATCTCTTTTTAATACTCTAACTAATAACATTATAAAATCGTGTGTTGTTAAAAGACCTGTTGCTTCTAATGGTTCTATAAAGGCTCCTGATAATCCTATAGCTACTACATTTTTAACAAATAATCTTTTGTGCATACCAACTCTCATCTTAATATTTCTGAATTTTGAATTGGAATAATCTTTCCCTATGGTTGTTAAGTAATTTTTAAATTCTATTAAAGCCTCCTCATCAGTTACGTGTTTGCTTGAATAAACATATCCTGTTCCCATTCTTTTCCAAGTACCAACTGCCCAAACCCATCCATTTTGTATTGCTGTACAGTTTGTATAAGGCACTAATTCTTTTTCTTTATCTTTGTAAGAAATTTGTGTTGCCCAAGCAGAATCATTTGGTATAATATCAGAATACGATTCAAAAGGTTCTTTTAAAGTTTTGTCAATCAATAGTGCTTGAAATCCTGAACAATCTATATATAAATCTGCTGAATATTTGTTGTTTAAAGATTTTATTCCATTGTCATCTTGTTCAATATTAGAGATGTGTTCTTTAATATATTTTACTCCTTTAGGTATACAATAGTGATCTCTTAACCACAATCCAAATTTTATAGCATCAAAATGATATGTCACATCTGTTTTTGGATTAAAATTTGGAATATCATTTTCTTCATTTAACGAAAAGGTATTGTTTTTTATTAAAGACATAAAAGGATATAAACAGTCAACATAATCTTTATTTTTTGTATTTTCTTCTAATATTTTTTTTATTAACCAGGTTGTTTTTCCGTTTTTATAAGGAGATTCGTATGGAGTTCCAAAAGGATAAAAAAAACCTCCATCTCCTTTTTTATAAAAATCTTCAAATCTAATGGAAATTTTATACGTTGCATCTGTATGTGGCATAAAATCTTGATCTTTAATATCTAAAAGGGACATTAAAGCATTTATTTGAGGTAAAGTGCTCTCACCTACACCAATTATTGGAACGTCAGGAGATTCAATTAATGTAATATCCAATTCTGGTAATTGTTTTTTTAAAACGGCTGCTGATATCCAACCAGAGGAACCTCCTCCTACAATAATTATTTTTTGTATTTTCATATTAACTTAATAAAAAATAATCTAACTTGCCTTTACGTGTTCTTTTCTTTTTCTGTTCTTTTTGTTTTTTCATTTCTCTATGATGAGCAAGAGTTTCTATTTTAGGTACTTCATCTATAGGTAAATTCTTTTTTAAAAATTCAGTAAATTGATTGTGAAATTCCCTATCTTCACCAGGCTGTAAAGTTAAATCATCAAAGTTAGAATCTAATAACATTTTATGTTTGATTGTAACTTGTTTCTTTTCTTTTTGTATTCTTCTTACAAAGGCATAATATATGATCTGTGTAAAATATGCAAAAGGATTATTTGATTTGTCAGGATTAAAGTTATCTAGGTATTGTAAACAATTTTCTATACCATCAGAAATCATATCATCTCTAAAAGTATAATTAATAAAATTCGGTCTGTAAGATAAATGATTTGCTATTTTAAGAAAACACTGACCAATATAGTCCGTAACAGGAGGTTTTGGCAGTTTTTCCTTTTCTGCTTTTTTGACCATTTTCTTATACTCTATCATAGCGGCCAAAAAATCTTTATTACTTACGTAATGTTCTTTTGATTTTTTTGATGTTGTCATAATTTAAATATACTATACTTTGTGTTATTTGTCAATCACTTATACTAAAAAGTCGGTTACAGGATTGGTTGACTTTTTTGTTATTGTGTGTATAATAGGCGTGTAGCCTCTTTGATAATAGATTCTCCAGATTAATGGAGTATTCTTTCCTTATCTCTAAACTCGTCCCACAATTCATTAAACTCATCATTTTCCTCACGTGTTAATTCTTCGGCTTTATATTCACCTCGTTTCGGCAAATCAATTCTTTCATATTTGGAAGAAACATCTAAGTAACTTTTTGACATTTCTTCTGTGGCGTTTGTGATTGTCATTATTTTATCTTTTGGAATAGATATAATATAATCGTTAGTGTAGGCCGTCCACTTAATTAATGCGATATAATCTTTAAGGCCTTTTGGTGTTAATTGAGATACGTATTTTATCTGTAATGGTTTTACTAAACGTAAGAGAGGAGATTTATCTGGCAATTGTTCTGGTGCCAAACTGCAAACAATATCATCTCCGTTAATTAACTTAACTATTCTTATTTGTTCCATTGTCTTTACTATTTATGAGTTCTATGTTATGAATTTCGTAGTTAAAACCTTCAGACGTATAGATGTTAATTCGTTCTCTAAAGTGTTGTAACGTATAATTGTCTTTGCCATTGTAACTTAGATCATCAGATATATCATAAAGTGTGGCAGCCGAATTATTATCTTTTAATCTTAAACCTCTGCCAATAGATTGTAGATTTCGTATTCTCGATTTACTTGGACTTGCAAAAACAATATTATGTAAGTTTCTTATATTAATACCTGTACTAAATGTTCCGTAACTGGCGATTATAATTGCATTGTCAGATTTTTCAGTTATAAATCTTATCTTCTCTCTTTCTTCAGCTTCTACACCACCATAAACGAAAAAAACTTTTTTGTTTTCTGCCTTTTCTTCTATTAATTTTTTTAATATTACACCGTGTTTTTCTACATATTGAAATAACACTAAAGAATTACCTTGTAAATTTAAACATAGATTACGAATATATTTGTTTCTTCTTTCATTTGAAACTAAAAAGTCCATTTCTTCCTGATAACTTTTATCTTTTAAAAAGTCTTTTGAATATTGGTCATACTGTAATATTAAACATATAATTTTTAAATCAGCTAATTGTTTTTTCTCTTGTAATTCGGTTGTTGACGTAACTTTATTCACGGCACCAAACAGGCCTTCTAAAACTAATTTATTTGTTTTAGTACCATCAAGTGTACCTGTTAAACCATAACGATATTTACAATCTTCAAGTTTAGTCATTATCTTACTTAAAGAAACGGCCTTAAATAAATGGCATTCATCACCTATCACCATACCAAATTGATTAAACCATTTTTTAGGTAAATTATAAATTGACTGCCAAGTAGATATGACTACGTTTTTATTTGTTTCTTTTTCGTGGCCTTGATATATTCTGTGTACATTTTTGTCAGGATTCCAACCATAATCTTTAAAGTCTTTGAATAATTGTTCCACTAATGATGTTGTTGGTACTATAATGAGTATCTTATTATTTGTTTTTTCTTTTAATCTCAATATATTAAATCTTACAAGTAAATAAACTATTAATGATTTACCTGATGCAGTTGGCGATAACAATAAACAACGATTCTTTTTTAGACCGTGTATAAAGGCCTCTCTTTGATAATCTCTTATTTCTAATGGTATCTTTAATGCTTTAATAAAACCATCAACGGCCTTTACATCAACTTCTGTATCTTTTATTTTAGTGCCATCTACTATTTGTATTTTATTATCGTTACACCATTTAACAATATATGGGTAAAGGCCAGCATAGATTTGGCCAGTTGCATAAGAAAATAATCTTATTTTACCGTCCCAAAAACGATTTCTAAATTGTGGTGTAAATTTATAACCTGGTACTTCAAAAGTAAAGTACTCTCCTAATTCTCTACGTATAGCATCATCTGCTTCTACTTTAAGATAGACTTCATTTTTTTTATCTATGATAATATACTTGGTAAGTGTCATTACACAAAAGAAGGACCTGTTGCCCAACCAACTAATACTTTTCTAGTTCCACTGGTTACAGGATGCACTTTGTGCCAAACAAAAGATGGAAAAGATATTAATGTTCCCATTGTAAACTTTTCTTTAAACTTTGTAAACTTATGTTTCTCAGGATTTGGATTAGGTCTTGCAACTTCAAATTCTCCTCCTTCATATTCTTCATTTAAACATAAAGTAAAACTTACCTTTCTAATCATACCATCAGCATATGGTTTTGGATGACTGTCTATATGCCAATCATAATGGCCACCTGGTTCGTAAATAGAATATTGTAAAGGTTCAAAAGATTTTAAAGAAAAATTCCACTTTGCAGTTTTATTATGTACATTTATAACAGTAGCAATCTCTTTCATTATTTCTATATCTTTAATCCAAGAAACTTTTCCTTTTCTTGTTGTTGCTTTTAAATCATTGTTATTGTCTAATTTAGCTTCTTCAATTTTTAATTTTTCACCAACTTCTATTACTCTTTTACAAAAATCTTCTTTAAAGTATCCATTAGAAATACAGTGATTATTTTCTAAGTACATTATACTGCTCCGCTTGTAAATCTACGCCACTCAATGGCATTTTTTATTGTGTATGTTCTATTGACTATAACACGAATTGTTTTATCTAAAAAATCCACAACAGTAATTAGATAGGCAACTTTTTGTGTAAGCTTTTGTATATCTTCATCAGCTTCTAAATATTTGTCTATATCTGTTCTCATTATTTTTAAATCAAAAGGTTTGGCCTGATACACACTAGGGTCGGCCTTTCCTGTATAATATTCCCACTTATCCCTTTTCATTGTTCGTAACTCATCTTCTGTACGTGTCAATAATAATTTAAACTTAGTATAATGTTTCATATACTTGTTATGTAATTGTGGAGTTTTTAATGATTCTAAATCTAATTCAGTATCATTAATTTTAAGGTCTTTGTCTGCTTCTAATTGTAATTGTTCTAAATCCATAATATAATTATATCACAAA